GATCTTGCTCTAGCAGTTGCCAGAATAGATTGAGTTAATGAATCGTAAGCAGTTTTAGTTTTATCGGTTGCTGATGTTTCAAATTTTAAATTTCCAAAATATGCAGGGTATAACTTTTGTATTTCCTTATAGGCTTCTTTTCTTTTTTCAAGCGGTAAAGCTGCATTTTGGTACTGGTCGTATAATAGCTTTATTGTAGTTAATTCAGATGCTGCGCTTTGCCCACCTTTTAACCTTGCCTGATCAACTTGGTTTAAAGAATTAATATATTCGTCTGTTACTTTTTTAGCGACAGTAACCTCTTTATTTGCTCTCTGTTGATACTGCTGATAAAATAGAATACCTGCTGATACAACTGATAAAGCAATACCTAATCCGGCAGGACCGATTAAAGATTGCCCTAATGCTTTTAATGCAGAGCCAGTACCGCCTGTTTCTGCTTTTAATCTACTAAAACTTTCTAATAATGGATTTAAGTTGTTTTGAATACCAATAAATCCAAAAGGTGCATCCTGAGCAACCCTGCCTAAGTTAGTTAATGCAAAGGCAGCAGAGTTAGATCCTTTTACAACTGCGCCACCCAGAACTCCTGCGCTCTTAGATGCTTCTGCTGCAAACCCTTTTAATTTGCTTTCAGCACCCTTTAAGTCTTTATCTAATTGCCCTAAAGGCGCACCAATAGGTATCTCAATTCCTTGCATTTTCCAAATATTTAAGCATCGCCTTATTCATTTGATCTTTAATTACATCCATGTCTGCTATCTCATCGTTTTCGTAGATAAAAGACATAAACTTTTTAAAACTGGGCATCCCTTTATTTACGTGAACTCTCATTCCGTTCCACGTAGACCATCCGATTCGCTCCCAGTCTTTTTTTTCTTTATTAAAAAAGCCTTGACATTTCAATATATATTGATTCCATGTCAAGGCGTAAAAGTCATCAGGCATCAAACCGAGTTCTCCAAAAGCAAAAGTCAACACATCTTTATTCCAATTTAACTTTCCTGTTTGCTTTTTTTTTGTTCAGTTACCTCTGTATTTAACCCCAACACCCTAAAGACTTCTTTAGATACTGTAAGGATAAACTCGCCACCTGAGCCTCCGGAGTTATCAATCCAATCATGCACATCAAACTCCGTAAAGTCTACAATCTCGCCTTTTTTTAATATAGGGTAAGCCGATGCATGATAAATAAACACTCTTAAGAATGGCAGTAATTGCTTACCTAACAAATCTGATAAATCAGTCACCGATGCGTCAAAGTGAGTAAGCGTTTGCTCTAGCGCATAATTGCCAAAGAACATCTGCCTATCTACCTCACCTATTTTGTACGTTAAATGTCCCTCCATTTAGTAACCAGGATATGGATCAGTTGTGGTAATATCGCCATCGCCTAGCAAAGTGCCAGTAAAGGTAATAAACTCACCCTCAGCGCCTGTAATCTCTAAAGCACTAAAGTAAGCGTAGCCATACTGCTCAGGAAAATTTCTGTCCTCTGTTCCATCAGATTTTAATAAAGCCACCTGAAACTCGGTCAAAGTCTTTGCCCTTGCAATCGTGCTAATACGATCCCATGATGCTTTAGCCGTATCGCCACCTGCGCCAACTGTATCTGTGAAAACACCCTCAAAAGGTATCTCAAAAGAATAGGTTGTCGGTTTGCGTCTGGTCACTCCCGGATCGCACTTAGTTACTGTTTCAGCAAAATCCCATGATTCGCTGATGCCGTTTGAAGTTAAACACGCTACTGGCTTCCATGCGCCACCTGTGCGAATGTAGAGCATGAATAGACTTCCTGCATAAAATTGTTCTGCTGCCATTTTAAGTTCTATTTAATTTGTGTTGAAAAGTTAAAATATATTGAAATATGTTTTCTGTTTCTGTTTCTAAAATTACCTCATTTGTTAATAGTTGTAAGGTTTCAACATTTATAAAGTTAGACAAAGTTAAGTTAGTAACTTGTATTCTGTCTTGTATTTCTTCACCTATAACCATTGCAAAACTTAAATCACCATTACCATTAGGGTATTTTGTTACAATCTGCACATTTATAGTACAAAGATAGTAATAACCGCACTTTGTCTGCTCTTGCAATCTGGTTTGGCTAGATAAAATTACATATTTAGCCGGTACATTCTTTAAAGGTGCTGATTTACTGTAAACAGGTATAGTAACGCCACCAACTATTAAATTGGCTAGCGTGCTCTTATATGCATTTAGTATTGATAAATTAGCATCTTTCATTTCTCAAATGTAATTATTTTTTCGCATTATATTTTCGAGTTTCAACTTCCAATACTTTTTGTAAAGTTTTAGGATATTGCTGAATGCCCTCTAAATAGCTAGGTATTAAAAAAGGTTGCGGTTTTAATCCTTTTCTTAATATTGATACTGCTATAATGTAAGCTAATTTTGGATCTATACCATGAGTCTGGCACCAACCTCTAATAGCATCTAAAAAACTATCAAAATTACCGCCTTTTTTACCTTTAAATTGAGATGCCATTTGCTCAAATCCTTTTGGTATTGATACCCTTGCACCTGTCCCAAACTCAACGAATGCAGCATAAGGAGTATTAGCAAATACAAAGGAAACATTATAACCAACTCTGGCAGTTGTTTTACCTATGGATTGCCTTAACTGTCCCTGATCTACTGGCGCTCTTAATTTAGCTTGATTAGCAATATCTTCAGCAGTTGAATTAGTTACCGCAACTGCTAACCTATTAGCATCATGACCAAAGGCAGAAATCTGAGATAATAGTTTAGAAATATTTATTTTAGCTGCCATTATTATCATCCGTTACAGATGCCAATATCTCATAAAACCTGAATGTATCATCTACATTCCTAATTGAATGAATAGTGAAAAAATTTAACTCATACAGAATCCTCATGTCCTTTGTAGGTGCAAAGTCTTTTCTATACCGGATTGTAAACCTAAAGACCTGATTTATGACCTGCTCTTGCGCTTGTAACTGTCTATTGCCATCGTAAGGCTTTATATTTGACCATGTAGCTAATACAGGCACAAACGTAATAACGTAATCCTGATACGCATTTTCAACTGATGTGAACGTGCCAAATGTAATGCGCTTATCTAATCTGCCCGGATTCATTAGAATAGAGTTATGCGTCTGTATGGTGAAAGCAAAAGAGTTGCAATAGTTGGCATTCCAACAACTGGATTATCTCTGTTCTCATAATAAAAAGCTATCATTTCTTTAATTGCAGTTTCTATATCATCTGGCACGTCAGATCCGCCCTCATAATTCCATCCGTAACCTGCGACAAAGGTAACGGTATTGAATCCTGCCGTATCTGATATGACCTCTGTAAAGCCTTGCGTTTCGATTGTTTCGAATGTTAGCGCAACCATATCAGGATCGACCACAGTTTCAACCGAAATTAAAGGGTACTCATATATTTTAACTGCACCAGAAACAGGCGTAATTAAACTCATTTGCCTCTGCCATAATACTTGTAGCGTAAACTGCTCAGCTTGATTTACCGCAGATTTTATCAATGATGTAATTAATCCATCTTCTATTGTGTAATCTAAGTCTAGTCTTAGATACATCTTTGCATCCGCTAGGCTCACTACATTTAACTGGTTCATCTTCTTTAGATTTATAAGGTGCTTTTAGATACTCTTTTTTTTCCATTAAACAATCGCTAAATTACATATTTTATTTAACCAATTTTCAAACTTTGGCAATTCCTTAGCAGGATCTAATTCTTTTGCCCTTTCCAAAGGTGTTTTCTTAGTCTGGATTGTATCAATATTACTAATAGCATCTATCCAACCATCTATATTATTCCTCTCAACGAATATCCCTGCATCTGCGACACTATCTCTAAAGCCTAGTATATCAGAGCAGATAACAGGAATATTGCAGCACAGAGCTTCTATTTGAGCCATGCCATAACTCTCATACTCACTAGGCGCTATTAGGACTTTAGTCATTGCCAGATATTTGCGCACATCATCAATTAAAGGTACATATTTTATATTTCTGACCTTTTCGTCTTTAATCTGATGATAGTAACCGCCTTGAACTGCCATGAATTTTGTTTTAGGCATTCGCTTTGCAATCTCTATTAATATCTGACCGCCTTTGTTTTCGTTATGGTTTATTAGCGTTACATACTCAGCTTCTGGTCTATTAGTTGAGTAATCTCTGTAATCTATTGGAGCATACAAAGTATAGGTTTCCTGATTGTAGTTTAATTCTCGCTTTGTGTTCTCGCAGTTATAAACAGTATAAGTATTCGGTCTAATATTTACCTGCGGATAACCTACGTTATTATGAGCAAAGTTAATAACCTTTTTAGCTTTTAGCCTTTGCTTATTCATTGCATAGTAAGTGCCAGACAGTTGACAAAACACTAGATCTGCCCAGTCCCATAAATCATTATGACATTGCTTGTAATTGTCTTTAGCCTTGTAAACTTGAATACCCTCAAAACTATAATTCTCAGGACATCTGGTAACTGCCTTAACATGATGACCTTTGCTCATAAGATAGGTAACAACCCGATGCAAATAGATTTCAGATCCTGCTCTTTGATGCGGTAAGTAAATGCCTGGACTTAGTAAGATGTTCATGTAAATAATTTAGTTTGTGCCATGTGGTTATTAATTCGTTTCATAGCCTGATCAAAATATTCCTTATCTAATTCACAAGCCGTTAAATCAAAGCCGTAATCGTGACAAGCTATGGCTATGCTTCCCGACCCTAAGTGGGTATCTAGGATTTTATCACCTTGCTTTGCGTATTTGTCTAAAATCCATTTGTATAAGGCTATTGGCTTTTGTGTTGGGTGTATTCTATTTTCAATAGTTTTTTGTTGAAACCCATTCCATAACCATTCAAATTTTCTTAATGCTTTATTAAATGAAGTCCAAGCTAATTCACCATCACTATATTCACTATCACCATTTTTTTTATCCCAAAAAATCCAACCCATTTTAGGAGGTAAAAATTTAGTCATATAATTACCGCCCCAAATAATTTGATTTTTACTAACTCTAAATAATTCATTAAAATATTCCTCATTAGGAATAGATTTATCCCAATACTTTATTGAATGTTTGCCATTTTTAGGATTTGACCATTTTCTTGTAGCAGGATTACCTCTTGAAAAATTATTTTTAATCCCATACGGCGGATCTACAATAGCCAAATCAAAATACTTATCAGGATAACGTGCCATTAATAACATATTATCTTCGTTTGTTATTGTCATGTTACAGGAATAAACAGATAAGGTCTTTGTATCTTTAATGTTCTGCCATCGTAATTATGCAGATCGCTTCTATGATAGTGTATAGCTTGTATTCTTGTAGCGGGATTATAAAGCGCATAACCTGCGCTATGTAACTCATAAGCAATCCGATTATCACAACCCGGTATGCCTAAATAAAAATCACAAAAATTAACATTGCGCATCTTGCCTTTAAATATCCAGACATCCTGACTAAAGCGCTCATTATGTAACTTTAAGCCTCCGATCTTATCATCCCATCTGCTTAAGGCTATGCATTGCTGATGATGAAAAGTTAAACCATTTAGTGTATGATTAAAGTAAATATCCGTATTTGCAACTATTGAAATATGTTCTCTTTCGGTTACTGTCCTATCAATCAGATTAAAAAAGTCCCTATATGTAGGTCGCTGAAATTCTATTGTAACTAGCTTATCAGATTTTGGCAGCTCTACATATCCATCTACAAATAGATAAATCTTATCTATATGCTGATTCTCTAAATTCTTATTTAAGCAGTAAATTAATTCTTTTTGCCTAATCGGACTTTTATCCGTATAAATTGATGTAAATAAATTAATCATAAATAGCTATGCCTGTACCTGTATGATGTCCTATATGTGTTAAATCGTATTTTTCGTTCTTTAATCCATTCCAGAAATTACTCATTTCATTATTTAAATGGATGTCATCAAACATGACTAAGCCTTTGTAATTAATATCTAGCAAATGATCAGCAAACTCCTGCTCAAACTCGCCGTCATGATAAGTATCTAGCATAATAAACGGACTTGCAATCTCATGATTTAAAACATTGCCTTTAATAAATTGAATGTTAGGTATTTTAATATCGGCTATCTCAGGCTGATGCTTTATGTCATAACTTATAACTTTATTCTTTTTATTAAATGACAAAGCAATGGCAGAACTGCCCTGATAGCTTCCAATGTCTAACAAAGTAGCTCCGTTAACTAAAGTGCTGATATAAGCTAACAGTCTGTAATGTTCTAAACCTGCATCCATGTAAAACCATCCCTTTGGGAAGCCTAGATCATCCGTACTTTTTAGATACTTAGACAGATTAATTGCATTTAACTCCTCTGCCGTAACTTGTAATATTTTATCAATCATATTGCTTTAACAATAAGTTATAATTTTTATGGTACTTATCTATTGCATGATAACCTACTGAGCCATATTCAAACTCTGTTTCAACTGCAAACTTATTGCAGGTTGCCTTATCAGGTAACTTATAGCCTAGCTCACGCATTTTATTAGTAAAGTAAATATCTTCGTTACCATCCTTTTCCATGCCTTTGTACGGATGCTTTGAGCATATTTCATACATCAGCTTTGGATTGCGTATGCTTAGACCTCCATTCATGCAACCCGGTATGTTCTTAATCCACGCTCCTATAAAGTCCCATTCTAAAAACTGCTCAATACCCTCTTTTAACAATCCAGAATCATGCTGAAATATTAGCACCCTGTCATATCGTGAGCCTCGCCAAAAATTAGGATTAGTTAATATAGAGTTATATACTCTAGGAGTTTTTATATAGTAAATGCCACCTGCATAGGGAGGTTGAATATGTAATATATCCCATGATTTCGGTATAAACCTTTTATGCCTTGCGATTGCTTCCTGAGCCACATCTTCCCGGTCATCTATAATAATAGCTGCGTTCATACTAATACCTTGTTATAATTATGATGACTCTTTAAATAACTAGGCAATACTGTTTTATCAAACTTTACAGGATTCCACAAGTTTAACGCTACACAATGCACATCATCAAATTGGTTATTAGGTTTCCATTTATAGAAACAATCATTTAGCCAGTCTTTACGCACCTCGTGAGCATGACCAAAAACATTGTACTTGTACCTCATTATTGGCTCTGGCTGACAGGTACTAAAATGATAGATAGTCTGCTTTAGGTTTAAATCCTGAGTATGTTCTTTTCTATGTAGGTTTTCTAATCTAATTGGTCTAAAGCCATCATAACAAGCATAGTCA